ATATTTGGTTTCTACAGTTGTAATTCTATCCAACAAAATAGGATTTACATTACTAGGGTCATTAAATGAAAAAATCATTGTAGCCCTTGATAAATCAATATCAATTCCGTGAAAGTACTTATCCCTAAAGTGATTGTTTTGAACAGGGTCTGTCAAATGAATTAAGATATTTGTGATTTCATCACCTTTAGGAGTTGCAGAAATCTTATCCAATTCATCAAAATAAATGATTGGGTCCATTGCTTTACTAGTAATCAAACCATTAGCAATTCTTCCGTAAATAGAACCCTCCCAAGTATAAGAATGACCCTCCAAAAATGAAGAATCAGTTGCACCACCCAAAGAAATAAATACAAATGGTTTATCCATAGCCTTAGCGATACCCTCTTTCACTAAGCTCGATTTACCATTGCCGGCAACACCGTAAATTCCTAACATATTACCTTTCGCATTGGGATTTCTAATCTGATGTCCCATCATTTGAATAATTTGTCTTTTTGCTTCATCATGACCATAGACAGCATCATCCATTTTCTTTTGCAAAGTATTCAAGAATTCCTTAATCTTTTCTGGTTTTACTGAATTCAAGTTAATTCCCTTGTATTTTCCAAAAGGCAACTGCATTACAGAATCAACCCATTGTCTTAATTTATTATTTTCACCTCTACTGGTTGTTACTGTTACATAATTTTTCAAAATGTGATTCTTTTGTGCTAAAGGCAAATCCAAATTCATAATTTCAAATAATGCAGGTTTGTCACTGTTTTGATAATTATTAATATCTTTTAATTTTTCAATTGCTTCCTTTCTTTCTCTATTAGATAAATTAGAAAAATATTTCAATGACTCTTCTTCTACATCATTGCCACTTGGTTTATTCTTATAAATTTCTTCAATAAATTGTTTTCCTAATTTATTATTCATCATTTTATTATGTTGACTGCAATAATCCTCATCTTCTTCTTCATCGTCGTCATCATCGTCGTCATCATCGTCATCATCACCGTAATCTTCATCTTCTTCATCTTCTTCCTCCTCTTCCTCTTCTTTATTCTTAGGTTTTTTACTTTTAGTAATTTTATTTTTGGCATTAAATTCTTCTTCATCAATTACAATAACCTTTTGCTTTTTAAGTTTATCTTTCTCTGCTTTCAAATATGCAATAGGATTAAATTTACCTCCTTCTTTACTAATTTTAACTCTCAAATCTTTAATCAATTGAATATGTACAGATACCATAGCCAAGAATGAAGCTTTTCCAATAGATTCATCTTTATCATTATCAACACTTTCTCTGACTAAATTCAAAGTATATTCCAAATCTGCTAAATAATTATCTAGTGCCTTCATAGACATTTTCTTACTTTGCAAATCTAGAGAAATCCGCTCTAGGCAAATCATTTTAATATCGTTTATAATGTCTTCTGAACTTATTACAATACTGTTACTTCTCTTTCTTTTACTATTAAGTAACTTTAATAGTTCGTTAGTGTTAGGATCATTCGGATTCATTATATATAGTTAAATATAACAAGTCTATAAATAATAATTTATGTAAAACTATATTAAAGAACTAGGGTATTACAATGCAAGAAAAAAAATTTTTTTCGAAATGGCCTAGCCGGCAAATTAGAATAGTCGTTAAAAATATTAAATTTTTTAATGAGAATGTTAAAAATATTATATTAATGATTAAACACGGACCTTCTAATATTGTTGGTAGTAATGATTTTATTTTCCTTTATAACCAAAATTTATCTATAGATTTTACAGTTCAAGAAGACGATCTTACTATAGGAGAATTTAAAATAGCTCCTATTAAATTTATATCTAGTTGGTTTGTTAAAAAAAATATATTAGAATTAGACATAGTAAAAAATAATAAAAAGATAGGAAAAATTACCATAGAACAATCTATTTATACTTGGTTTCAATCAGTATTATTTAAATACATTGGTTACCCTAAAACAAGTAAAACGGAATTATGTAATTCAATTAAAATTATAAAAAATGACTTTCATGACCAAGAATCTATTTATGAATATTATAGTGATGCTTTTTTAAGAATTATTAACTTTCGTGAGAATATTCCACCTCTTTATTTTGGTATTATTGCACCTGATAACTTTGGAAAATCTGATTTATTAACAATCTTGAAAAATAAAATTATTAGTTCTTCTTTTATTAAAAAAATTGTTATTGAATTTAATCCTTGGAGTTTTGAAGCAGATGATACTATTTGGGCGAGTATATTAATGAGTATTCATACTGGATTAGAGAAAGAATTTGGAAAAAATACTTTAAACTGGATGAGAATTAAAAAGAATTTTTTTCCAGATTATAAATCAGTTTCTATATTTTTATTTAAATTAATTTTAACTACTGGACTAATCATAGCACTAATTTTTATTGATTATACTAAAAATATATTATCTAATATTTTAATTGCTTCTTCATTATTCTTATCATCTTTAATATTATTAAAAGATATAATTAATGTTATTAAAAACTTTATATTTTCTTTATCCGATTTACTTAAAAAAATAAGAAAACCCGATTGGTCTAAAGAATTAGGATTTATGAATGAAATTAAAACTGAATTTTTTGATTTTATTAATCCAGTTATTAAAGATAATGATTATAAATTAATTTTATTAATTGATGATTTGGATAAGTGTTCTATTGAAAAAATATATTTAGTTATTAAAGTATTATCATTAATTAAATACTCAGACTGTCCCATTTATGTATTTTTAACTTATGATTCAAAGAAAATAGATGAATCTCTTAGAAATTACTATCAAATTAAATACCATAAAAATATTACAGATAGTAAATATATTATGAATAAATTAATAAATGTACCTTTCTGTCTGCCAGGAAGAGAAATTATAAATAATTTGAGTCTTATTTATGATAATATAAATAAATCTCCTAAGATAGAATCATCTCCTAGAATTTCGCCCAAGAAAAGAAAAGACACCATTTTAGATGATTTTAATATTGATTTAATCGAAACTCCTCTAGACTCTTTACAGTCTGTAAGGCCAAGCCGTGAAATTACTACCTTTCAATCAATTATAGAAAATACTAAAAACTCTGGAAATGCATTAACTAATGAACAAGTTATTAAAATTATAAACATTTATTCTCTTGCTAAATTTCTATTACCTAATAATCTCAGACATAAAAGATTTATTTTATTACACTTGATTGTTTTATGTGAAAATTGGTTAAGAATAATGATTTATTTATATAAGTTAATCAGAAAGACAAAATTTAATTTAACTTATTCAGAAATTAAAGAAGCTTTTGGTGAAAAACAATTATTGTTCTTTTACTTGAATGATACTGAAACTCCAAATGATGAGTTATTATTATATTTAACTAAATTTGAAATTAAAATAATAGATTTTATTGATTTAGAACCTTATATTTTTAATTTAGATAGGTGTTTGTAAATTTTTATATAATCAAAATTAATGGGAATAGAAAGATTTTTTAGTGCTATTAATAGAAATTTTAATGTTGTAGATGATGTAGAAGAAGTTAAAGGTATTGAATGTGATACCCTTTTAATAGACTTTAATTCTATTATCCACAATATATCTAGTAGAGTTACTAAAGAGATTAAAGAAGGCGATAATATTGAAGAATCTATAATAAAAGAAATAAAAAATTATATTTTGTATTTGATGGAACTAGTTAAATGTAATTTGGTTTATATATCTTTTGATGGGATTCCTACCTTTTCAAAAATATTAGAACAAAAAAGAAGAAGATATATTGGTGACTTTATAGATATGTTATTAAGTAAATATCCTTCCAAGGTTTCATTTAACAAAAGTATGATTAGTACCGGAACAGTATTTATGAAAAATGTTATTAAAACATTAAAAGAAACAAACTTTCCAGTAAAAACTATAATATCAGATACTAATGAACTTGGTGAAGGAGAATTTAAAATTGTTAAATTTGTGCACCAACATCAAATTAATGATTTTATTATTTATAGTCCAGATGCTGATTTAATTATTTTATGTTTAATCTTGTATAATAGTCATAGAAAGATTAAAATTCTAAGATTTGACCAAAATACTAAAATATTAAATATTATTTATATTAATCGATTAGTAAAATACTTTGTAGCTTACAAAGAAGATAAAATTATAAAGAATATTGACAATAGAAGATATATTTTAGATTTAGCTATGATGTTTACTATATTTGGTAATGACTTTTTACCAAGACTAGAAGATATAAATATTAATATGGATTTATATCTAATATTAGATGGTTATTTAATTAATTATGTAGATTATGGTTATATTCTTAGTGATAGTTTGGAAATTGACCCAAAATCTTTTTATTTTTATTTATTGTTTTTATCAAAGTATGAAGGATTTTTATTAAAAAGGAATGCGGCAATGTCTAAATATCAAAATTATAATTATGCAAATATTGTTAACTTATATCAGGACCTAAAACAAAAGAAATACAATGAATCTATGATTTTCTATTTGGATTTAGGTGCTGATTTAAATATCAATGACCAATATGGTAAATTAGGTTATTACTTTTTTAATAATGAACAAATTATTAGAGCTTTAGACAATTATGAATTTAAGAACAATGTAAATCGTGATTATTTAGAAGAAAACGAAAAATACCAAAAGTTAATTCCAGTTGAATATAACTCCAACGTTAGAAAACATATATTTGCAACTAAAGATATGAACAAAAGAGAAAAAGAATTATATTTAATTGAAAAGAAATTAGACCATTATAATATTTTGTTTAACACTGATAGTAAATTTTTAAATAGTCTTAGAAAATCTGATTATTATAAAGATAATGATCCAAAGGTCATGGTTAATGAATATTTAAAAGGCTTCAAGTGGTTGATTAATTATTATATTAAAACAAATGATATTGATGAATTTTGGTATTATAAATATCATTATTCTCCTCTCTTAACTGATTTAGTTACTTATTTTAATCCTAACTGTTTACATTATAGATTTGTTAACAAACCACTAAATCTAAAACCATTACAAGTTTTATTATATACAGCTCCTATTAAAATATCAAAAATTGATGACTTTTTAAAGACAATAGATACTACTGATGAAAAAAGAAAAGAAATTAAACACTTTATTGAAAGTAATTTGAACCTCTTTTATAATTTAGATGAAATTTATTATTCAGTGTTAAAAGGGAATTTGAAAGAGGGTTTGTTTGATTGTTCAAATGCTAATTTCATTTCAAAATGTAATTATTTTGTGTTGGATGATGTTAAATCGTTAGTGCCATTTAGGGAGATTTAAAAAAGTGAAGTTCACATTTTTAAATTTATAAAATGAAAAAGAATAATAATAAAAAAAGTATAAAGGTGTGATTTTTTGAGTTTGCGTCAAAAATGTCAAGTTCACTTTTTTCAGGTTTAGTAAATTAAAAAAATTGCAATAGAATAATACCTAAAATGTTAAAAAATGTTAAAATATTTAAAGATTAAGTATAGTATATATTTATATACAATTTGTAGATTTTTATGAAACTTAAATGTAAATACTGTTCAAAAGAATATGCTAGTCATCAATCGCGATGCAATCATATGAGAAAATATCATCAAAAAGTGATAATAGAAAATAACGAAAAAAAAATTATAATTCCTAAAATTATAGAAGATACTAACTGTGTTTTTTGTAAAAAAAATTATTACTCAACAAAAAATAAAATGACTCACGAAAAAATATGTGAAATAAGAAAAAAATATATTTGTTCTAACTGTGATAAAAAATTTATTTCAAGACAAGGAAAATGGGGGCACGAAAAAGAATGTAAAATTGTAAAACAAAAAGAAATTAAAATAGAAGATGAAGATAAAGTAAATAATCAATTAATAAATATTATAGTTGAAAAAACAAAAACAATAAAAGAATTAAAAAATAAAATGGAAGATAAAGAAATTAAAAAGGATATAACAATTGATGAAAATATTAATACATTAATATTAAATAATATTACTATTTTTTCAAGAAAAGAAGATAATTATATAAATGCAGTTCAGTTATGTCAAGCAGGTGATAAAACTTTAAATGAATGGATTTCTTCTAGTAAAATAAAAAATTTAATTAGTATTTTAGAATTTAAAAGTAAAAATAATAAATTAATAGAAGAAGACACTTGGGTTCACCCGGATTTAGCAATTCAATTAGCCTATTGGATATCACCAGAATACGGATTAGATGTAAGTGATTGGATTAGAAAATTATTTATTAAAGATAATAAATATGAAAGTTTATTGGAAGAAATAAAAATTAAAAATGACAAAATAAAAATATTAGAAAATAATTATCTTAAAAAACAGAAAAGAAAAATTTATGCTGAGAAAAATGTAATTTATATGCTAACTTCTGATGATAATAAAAAGAAAAATATTTATATTATCGGTAAAGCAAATAATTTAACTAATCGTCTAAGTAATTATAATAAATCTGCAGAACATGAAGTAGTTTATTATAAAGAATGTAAAAACGAAGAAGATTTAACAGTTATTGAATTTATGATTTTAAATAAATTAAAAGATTATAGAGAAAAAGCAAATCGCGACAGATTTATATTGCCATCAAATAAAGATATTTCATTTTTTATAAATATAATTGATAATTGTGTTAATTTTTTTATTTAAATTTTTACCCAAAACTTTTCTATTTTATAAAAAGATATTTCAAAAAGTTTCCTTTTTAAATTCTCTCTCTCTCGCATTTCAAAAGTTAACTCACTTAATGAACTAAAAAATGAACTATAATAAAAAATATATAAGAATAAAATATATATTATTATAATAAAGTGAACTGTTAAATATGAGTTTTAATTGTAAACACTGTGGTAAAGAATACTCTAGTCAATCTTCTAGAAGTAATCACATTAGAATTTTTCATAATGATATTGTAATCCAAAAGAATCCACTTGTCATCCAGCCTTGTCCTCCAAACGTCATCCAAAATAATCCAGAATTTAAATGCAACAACTGCCCAAATACTTATAAATATCGCCAGGGCTTATGGAAACACGAACAAAAATGTACTAAAAAAATCACTATAGATAATGATAATAAAATAGAAAAACTTGAAAAAGAAAACTTGGAAACTAAAAAAGAATTAGAAAATTTAAAAAATATGTTACAGAAGGCTCTTAAAATCCATCCTAAAACATTAAATAAAATAAATAATCAATTG